ATGTCAGGTTTCTTAGCAGTATCACCAGACAAAGCAGTTCAAAAAATTAAAAAAGATGTAGACACTGCATTAAAAGATTTACAAAAACCAGATAATGTAGAAAAATTAAGTAAATTAAAATTACAAATAGAAAAATTAGAAGCTATCGGTGGAGCAAGTTCAATAGTTCCTTCTGAAGGATTAGTGTTTAAGTATAAAGGTAATATATACAAATTCACAGGAGCATTCGCACCAATCAATCAGATATTAGGTAGTTTACGATTTTAGGAGATAGGTTATGGCAAATAAATCAAAAGAAATGGAAAGACAGAATAAGGCATTAAAAGATTTAATGTCAGGAAAGGAGCATACAAAAGAATATGTTCAAGTAGGATACGAGGGTAAAGTAGAAAATCTTGGTGGAGAAACCCGTAAATCAGAACTAACTGATACAATGGCATCAGTAAGAATGCCTTGGTTTTGTCCAAAATGTGATAAGGCAATGAAGAAAAAACTTGATGACAAGTTTTGGAGAACACAAGGACATTGTTTTGATTGTCAAATAGAAATTGAAAACAAAATGAGAATTGAGGGGAAATTTGAGGAGTATGCACAATCTAAGATGTTAGAGAATCAAAAATCATACTTAAAAGATATGGAACAAAGTTTAGATGACTTTGAAAAGACAGGTGGTAAAAAAGAATGGTTTAATCAGGTCGGTGTAAACAATCCAGAATTAGAATCAGAAAAATGGGAAATGGGTGAAAAAGAATTTGAAAAAACTATTTCAAACGCAAGAGATTTCATACGAGAGAAAAAAGAAGTCGTAGAAAAAGCACAACAACAACTAACAGGAGTTAAATAATGGGTATCATTAATGCAATACTAAATTTATTTTTTGGCGGAAATAAAAAGAAAGAAGTCAAAGAATTAGATAAACAGATTAAAGTAAAGGACCAAGAAGTTAAAGAACTTGAAAAAGAGGTCGTAAAACTTGAATCAAAGAAAAAAGTTAACAAAAAAGAAGTAACCACTACTAAAAAACAACTTGAAAAAGCATCAGAAGCAGTAAAAGAAGACAATGCCGATGACGCAGTGAAATTTTTAAAGAAGTTTAGTAAATAAGTTAGATACTTATATATATGAGATATTTAATTTACATATTACTAATCGGGAGTTTATTCGGTCAAGAAGTTGATACAACTAAAACCTATACCTTCACAGAGGAAGAAGTTTTAGGATTTACCAACACTATTATGGAATTAGAACTAAAAGATAGTTTAAATGTTTCCTTAGTAGGAGACTTGGAATCACAATTACAACTCTTTGAAGAAAATTCAGTGATAGACTCAATGTTAATTGCAAACAAAACTATGCAACTCAATCTACTAAAAGACACTAATGAACTACTTGAACAAAAAGTAAAACTTGTCAGACCTAAATGGTATGAAAACAAATGGTTATACTTTACATATGGAGTAGTGCTAACTGCTACATCAGTTAAATTAGCAGGTCAAATAGTAGACTAATGGCAGAACAACTAAAAGAAGTAATTAAGCAACAATATATTGAGTGTGCACAAGACCCAGCATACTTTATGAAAAAGTATTGTATGATACAACATCCTATCAAAGGTAAAATACCTTTTGATTTGTATGACTTTCAGGAAAAAACCATTGAAGAGTTTCAAACTGAACGAATGAATGTTATTTTGAAAGCTCGTCAGTTAGGTATTTCTACTTTAACAGCAGGGTATGCATTATGGATGATGACTTTTCATAAAGACAAAAATATATTAGTTATTGCAACTAAACAAGATGTTGCAAAAAACTTAGTTACAAAAGTTCGTGTTATGCACGCAAATTTACCGAGTTGGTTAAAGCAACCTTGTGTTGAAGATAACAAATTGAATTTGAGATATCGTAATGGTTCTCAGATTAAAGCGGTATCATCTGGTCCAGAAGCCGCTCGTTCAGAAGCTCTATCATTATTGATATTAGACGAGGCAGCCTTTATTGATAGGATTGATGATATATGGACAGCATCCCAAGCTACTTTAACTACTGGTGGACAGTGTGTAGCACTTTCAACACCAAATGGTGTGGGTAATTGGTTTCATAGGACTTGGGTAGATGCTGAAGAAGGTAGGGGTATGTTTAATCCAATTAAACTACACTGGACGGTTCACCCAGATAGAGGTGATGAGTGGAGAAAAGAACAAAACACATTATTAGGCCCAAGTGGTGCAGCACAAGAGTGTGATTGTGACTTCCTAACTTCTGGTACTGGTGTGATTGATGCGGTTCTATTGGAAAAGTTAAGAAAAAACTTATGTATAGAACCAGTAGAAAAAAGAGGTATTGATGGAAATATGTGGGTTTGGGAACAACCAAACTACAATAAAGATTATATTGTATGTGCTGATGTTGGTCGTGGAGATAGTGCAGACTATTCCGCATTCCACGTTATTGAATTGGAAAGTTTAACACAAGTCGCAGAATATAAAGGTAGAGTAAGTACCAAAGATTTTGGAAATATGTTGGTAAGTGTATCAACAGAATACAATGATGCTCTACTTATAGTAGAGAACAATAATATTGGTTGGGCAACAATCCAACAAATTATAGATAGGGATTATCCTAATCTATTTTATACAAGTAAAGA